GCGGCGGGCGTAAGAGATCGCCGCACCGACGGCCTGAGCCACCGACAGGTTCTTCATGGTTTCCACCGGGATCGACAACTGGCCCTGCATAAACTGACCAGAGGAGTGCGCCAGCGTGGTCACAATGACGACTTCACCGATGACTTCAGGAGCGAAGCCCTTGGAATCCGCCGGCAACACCATGCGCTGATCCGGCGGATACAGCGTGAAGGTCGGGAACTGAGTCAACGACAGCCCGTTGGCTTCCAGGGCCCCACGCGAGGCCGACAGGATTTGCGACAGATCGGCATACTTGTAGCCGTAACCCTGCTGGGCCTTCCCGACGTCCTCGACGGTACCTAGAAAGGATGAGTGAGCGCCAATCAGCGCGTCGATTCCAGATTCAGAGAATTTTACAAGTTCCATTAGACCACCTCATTAATGTCAGATTGACCGCGCGCATACGCAGGGATATCAATTTCAACCAGGCCGCCGGGATAGGCTGGCCAGTTTTCCGCGTCACGGCAGGCGCTGAACTGTTCCAGCCCGCCGTGGTATTTTTCCCGGGCCCGAGACAGCAGGGCGTCGGATGCCAGATAGCAGCGCACCGCGAACGGCGCCGTGGTTTCCACAAACACCCAGACGAACTGGTCCGCCGGCTTGCCACAACCCGCCACTCCGTCCATGTACATCGCCGCCGATACGTCATAGCCATAATTTGAGATAGACCGGGCAACGGCCGCAGGGCGCGCGTCTTCGCAGGTTTTCAGGTCGACAATGACGCCGTCGGTTTCGCGGTAGTAGTCCGTCCGGACCTTGCACAATTCGCCAGTGGCCTTATCGACCCAGACGAAAGACTGCTCAGCCACCCCGCCGGTCAAGTAAAAGGACGCATCGGCGTCGGCTTCGATGGACGTCACCGCCCCGATAGCAGCATCCGCCTGCAGCGGCGAAATGGCCGTCTTGCCTTCGGGCGGAAGCAGGAGGTCATCCATAAACACCACATCGGCGCCGGCGTTTTCCAGGGCCGCGCGGATATCGGCCTTGGTGGTTTTTGAGGCCAGGTCGATGCCCAGGCGTTCAGCCGCCGCTTTGTGATCGGCAACGGAATCGATGGCATCCGGAGAGTCAGCCTTCACCGGGATGGTGGCCGCCAAATCTTCCCAATAGACGGCGGCAACACCTGCGTCGTCTAGCTCCTTCCTGATGTCTGCTTTTTTGGCTTTGCCCGTTGGCGTGAACCCGGCCGCCTTCGCCGCTTCTTTATAGTCCGCGAGCGAATCCAGGGCTTCGGGATGGCCGGCCTTTGTTGGAGCTGCCGCCGCGAGGTCTTCCCAGAACACCAGGCCCGGATCCGCGTCCTCAAGCAACGGCCGAATCTCAGCCTTCGATGTTTTCGAGGTCAGATCGAGCCCGGCTTTCTCAGCGGCATAAAGATAATCGTCGGAAGAATCCAGAGCGTCCGGGAAGTCTTCGCGGGACGGTTCGACGAAATACAGGGAGTCGAAGGTTTCCGGTTCGAGGACGGCCGCATGGATGACCGTGCCCAGGCTCATGGCGTCGGAGAACTTACGGCGCAGTCCGTCCATCATCGCCAGGCAATGAGCAGGCGAGCGGCTGATCAGTTCCTTGAGCGTGGTAGAGGACACGCCCGGGCCGCCATGGTAGTCGTCGTTCGACAGCTCGGCATTGCTATATATTCCGGGCTTCATTACGCACCCCCGAGCAAAGCGGCGAGATTGAAGGTCCACACGACGACGCACAGAGACGCCAGGGCGGTCTCAACTTTGACGCGACGAACCGCCAGGGCAGAGCCGCGTCGACGCTGGATGAAAGCCTTGTCGCGGAAGGACAGAGAGACCGAGGGACAAACAGGGATAGCAGGTATCATTTGCGGCATTCCTTCTGGTTTGGTTGTAGAGGAAACCGGTAAACCGGATTCGTTGTGCCACTATAACCATTTTACAGGGAAAGTAAACCGCTTTACCGGTTTAATACCGCAAAAAAAGGGCCACCAGAAAGGCAGCCCGGTATTCGTTAGAGGGGGCGACCGAAGGCGACCACCAGGCCAAGCACCACCGGAGCCGAATCGTCGCCCCAGGTCGCGCGAATAACAGGCCAGTGCCGGCCCTTGAACCGGAACCAGAAGGCCCCCTCGTGCATCGTGCATCGCGCACCAAAAATACCGTTATAGCGAACCGCATAAGCGGATACCGCACTATATGCCACACCGGTAATTAAATGCTATGCGCATGAATGAAAGACAAAGGTTTTTACCGCTTTACCGTATACCGCAATACCGGTATGATACCGGAACAATACCGCAAATGGAGAAATGCATGACCCCTGAAAAACGCGACGCCCTGGACCACGCCATCCAATCGGCCGGCAGCCAGATCAGTTTATGCCGGTTCCTGGAAGTTCCACAGTCCAGCTTCTGGACCTGGCATAAGGGCAACGGCCCGAGCCCCGCCATTGTTCCGAAGATGGTCGGACTGGTCTCCGGGGAGCGCACAGCCGATCAGTTCCGCCGGGACGTTTACGGCTGGCTGGCCCCGCTGAACGATTACCTGAACAGCCACAACGACCTGCCAGAGAGCGCCCGCCTGGCTGGCATCGACCTGACCTGGCATCAGATCGACCAGAGCGCCGCCCTGGACTTCCTGACACGCGATAGGGGATGGGGGAAAGCGAAGGCCAAGCGAGCGATCGCGCAACTGGCGGGACACCAGCTCACCCAGGCCCCGGCGGTAGCATGAGCGTCACGGCCATAGCCTGGGCCTGGAAGCAGCCGATCACCCGGAACCTGCTGCCCGAACTGCTGGCGCTGGCGGACAACACCAACGACGTCGGCATCTGCTGGGTACGGGTGAGAACCCTGGCCAACAAGACGAAGACCAGCGAGCGCACGGTCCAGAGGAACCTGATCGCCCTACGGGACGCCGGCCTGCTGGAAGTGATCGAGCGCAGGCTGAAAGGCAGCGGCAACCGCTGCAACCTGTATCTGCTGCCACTGCCCGGGATCGACCAGAAAGCACAGCGGGAATTCATCGGGGAAATGACAACGGGCACCCTGGCGAAAGCAAAAACAGGCACCAGCGACACCAGTGTCACCCAGGGGGGGAGGGTGACACCCATGTCACCCCGGGGTGACGCCAGTGTCACCCGTATCCATAAGAAGGAACTGTCCCTAAAGGGACTTATTCCTACGCGGGAGGAAAAACCAATCGCTCAGGAGCCGAAACCGAGCAAGCCGGCGGCCAGTGGAAAGAGCCTTCTGCCCGAGGGCTGGACGGTACCGGAAACGACCCGGGCCAAACTGCTGGCGGACGGATGCACCGAGGCGAAGATCGCGGCGCAACAGGAACTGTTCAAAATCTATTGGTCAGAGCGGACGGACAGCGTCGGCAGGAAAGCGAGCTGGAGCATGGCCTTCATCAACTGGATGAAGCGAGCGGACAAAGAAAAGGCCGCGTCCTCAGAAGACGCGGCCCATTCAACAAACCAACCAAACCGGAGCAATTATGGCACCTACCCACGGAAGCAATCAAGCGCTGGGCTCTTTGGTCAACTCGCTGAGCGACAGCAAGCGAACCAGCGACGCCAACAGCAACAGCCCGAAAAAACCGGCGACTGGATCGAGGCGCACTACGAACGAACCTAGAATCGACCGGATCCGCCGCCGGGAGCAGCGCGACCTGACGCCAGAAGAAACGGATGAAATGGACAAGTTCTTCATCCGCATGCAGGCGATCTACCGGCACCTTTGGTCTAGCTCATTCGAGGGCGAGGCCATGATGCGCCAGGCCCAGAAAGAATGGCTCGACACGTTCTACCGCGCCAATCTGACGGGGAAGCAAATCAGCGAGGGCCTGGTCCGCTGCAAGCAAACCTTCTCAAAGCCACCCAGCCCGAAGGAGTTCCTGGACCTGCTGCCCAACCGCAGGCAGGCCCACCAGATAGCCCGCCGCGCCCTGCCAGAACCGGACGACGTCAAGGCCGCCCGCTGCGAGCGGGGCATGCAGAAAATGAAAAACATCAAAGCGCTGCTTAATTCGACCAAACCAACCGAGGAAGCCCCAGATGAATAACGTCGCTACCCTGCAGTTTCAGCCCGATATGATCACCGCCACCGACACCACCGGAGGCGCCAACAGCGCCCTGGGATTGGGCGTCACCATGCGGGAGGGCCGGCCCTACCTGCGCTGGATGATCAGCAACGAAGTCGCCAGGAGCGTGGGCCTTCGGGCCGGCAGCCGGATCAGCTTCGGAATCAGCGAGGACCGCCAAACGATCGTGATCGCGCCCTCCCCAGGCAGCGGCTGGAAATTAACCAAGCAAGGCGAGAACAGCGTGGCCGCGATGGTCATCGCCGAAAAGCTGAACATCAACCCGGCGCATGGCATGCCAGTAGAGTCCCAGCGCTTCATCCGATACGACAACCAGCTGGTCGTCGATATTTCCACTTTCAACCCGCAAGCGTAAGGAGCCAATCATGGCCAGAGGCGTCAATAAAGTTATTCTGATAGGCAACCTGGGCACCGACCCAGACGTCCGATACACCGCCGCCGGCAATGCCGTGGTGAACGTCAACCTAGCCACCGACGAGAGCTACAAGGACCGCACCAGCGGGCAACTGGTCGACAATACCGAATGGCACCGGATTGTGATCTTCGGCAAGATCGCGGAGATCGCCGCCCAATACCTGAAAAAAGGCGCAAAGGTTTATTTTGAAGGCAAGCTGCAGACCCGGAAGTGGCAGGATCAGAGCGGGCAGGACCGGTACAGCACCGAAGTGGTGATCGACATTACCGGCACCATGCAGATGCTGGACAGCCCAGGTGAGCGGCCCCAGGGCAACGCACAGCCGCAACAGCAACAACCGCAAGGCCAACGCCAGGGCCAAGCCAGCCAGCCAGCGCAGGGAGCCGCACAAGGCCAGCAGCCCACCGGCAGCAACATGCCAGAACCCATCGACGACTTCGACGACGACATACCGTTCTAAAAACCGGCTGCCTGGTATATCAAGCCGGGCAGCCGTGCCATAATCCCCGAACCAAACACCGACCGAGGAACGGCACATGAAGGTAAATCCCAAGCAGTTAATCTGGCAGGCCCCGACCACCAACGTAGACGGAACGCCGATCGACTACGCCCTGAACTACGAGGTGGGCCTTTCCGTTGACGGCAAAATGGAGCCGCTGATGGTGGTACCCGGCCAGCTTCAGGAAGGCGGGGACTACAACGCGCCTATTGCAGACCTGGGCCTTACGTCCGGCAAAGTCTATACCATCGCACTGCGCAGCTTTGCGAAAGAACAGCCCGCCCGGAAGTCGCTCTATTCCGACCCCGTCGAGTTTGCCATCAGCGACCGGATCCCCAGCCCCCCTTTAACTTTCGCAGTTTCCTGAGCCGCGTCTGGGCCTGGCTGACCGCCCTTTTCAGGAAACTGCTATAGCGATCAACCCCCCTGACGGTTAGTTAGCCGCAACAAACCGGCTGCCCGGTATGAAAAACCGGACGGCCGTGCCATAATCTCCGAAACCAACCATCGGGGCCAATTGGCATGAGCATTACCGACGCAATGATCCGCATCCAGAACAACGCCCACAGCATAAAATTCCTCGTCAAAAGCCACCCTTCCCCTGAGCAGGTCGCCGAAATTGAGCAGCGCGCCCAATTGATAGAGCGTGAGTCAGCCCACGTCGCCGGCATACATACGACGACCCAGGGCAACGCATGAGACCCGTCGTCGGGATTGACCCAGGCATCACCGGCGCCATTGCCGTGCGGGGCGACGACCCCAGCGAGAGCGCGGTCTGGGATATGCCCGTACTGACCGAGGGCAAGACCAAGCGCGTCAACGCCGTGGCGCTAGCGGACCTGTTGCGGACCATCAGCATCGAGTACAGCCCCGAGGAAGTGCGCATCGAGCGCGTCCAGGCCATGCCGCCCAGGCCGGGACCGAACGGCGTCCAGCGAACGGCGGGCGCGCAGTCTTCGTTCAATTTCGGCAGAGGCGTCGGCGTGATCGACGGGATATGCGGCGCCCTGCAGCTTCGCGTCACCTACCCGACCCCCCAGAAATGGAAAAAGCGCGGCGGACTGATCGGCAAAGACAAAGACCAGGCCCGCACCCGAGCCCTGGAGCTTTACCCGCATCTGGACCTGCACCGAAAGAAAGACGTGGGCCGGGCCGACGCCATCCTGATCGCACACTACGGGAGCGAATAACCGTGTCAGCAGAAGAAATCATCGATGCCATAGGCCTGGATTCAGCCGCGAAACTGAGCCGCGAGTTAGGCGGCAAGTGTGTGTATGTACCACAATCGCCAAGCCCGGATAATCCCATAGCAGGCGCCCTGGGTATCGAAGCGCTGGCGAAACTGACCGCCGCCATTGGCAGCGGAGTCCTGTACATCCCAACCGGCATCTACCGCCGGGAACGCGACGCCCGCATCTCAATACTGCTGGCAAAGGGATGCACCGCCAAGCGCCTGGCCCGGGCCCTGCGAATATCCCCCAGGACGGTACGGCACATAAGCCGATTTGACCGGATGAAACACCAGATTGAAAGGCAGGCGAATGGTTCATGACGACGACAACCAGGCGGGCGGAAGCGCCCTGATTACCGACCTTTACCACCGGGTGCGGTTTATGGAGCAGAACCTGCCGCCGCGCGTCCAGAACCTGGAGATTGCAGTCTCCGAGATACGCGAGGAATTCCGAGGCATGCGACACGAACAAATTATGGCGGCCAAGGAAAACCACGAAGCCCTTAACGCGTTCCGAAGCACCCTGGATCGCAATGAGGTGGACCAGAGCGCCAGAGCCGACAGGGCCCGGGCCAACGATCAGGAGGTCAACAAGACCCTGCAGGCCCTGGGCCGGAAAATCACCTTCGCCACCGGCGCCTTCTGGGCCGGAACCGCCCTGCTCGCCTCCGCCGCCTACCACTGGCAAACCATCGCCCCCTTTTTAGCCGCCGCCGGAGCCACAGAATGATCACCGACCTCATCGTGCATTGTTCCGCAACCCCCAACGGCCGCCCCCACGACGCCGCAGACATTCACCGCTGGCACCTGGAGCGAGGCTGGGACGGTATCGGATACCACTACGTGATTCGGATCGACGGCAAGATCGAGAACGGCCGCCCGAACTACTGGAAAGGCGCGCACGTAAGAGGCAACAACGAAGGCACCCTGGGCATCTGCCTGATCGGAACTAACATTTTCACCAACGAGCAATACCTGGCGCTTGATGAGCTGCTGGGCGATCTGCGCGAGGTTTATCCCGACGCCATCATCCGAGGCCATCGGGACTACACCAGCCACAAGACCTGCCCGAATTTCGACGTTCGGATCTGGGCCAGAAACATGGGCATCGACCCGAAGTGACCCCTCAGCGGCTGGATGAATGGCGGATCGTGCCCAGGCTACTGATGACCCTTTACGGGATCGCTTGTGCCCATACGCATCTCTGGTTCACCAGCCTGCCGGACCCAACGACGGCCCAGCAGCTATACGCAAACGTGATCTGGACGGCAGCGGCCGCCTGGTTCGGTTTCTACGTCAACACCGGCAAAGGAAAGACCAAAGAATGACCACCTGGATCCTGATCGCAATCGGCGCCCTCGGAATGGCCGGAAGTCTGTTCTACAGCATCAACCAATGGATCGACACAAACGCCGAACTGGCCAGCGTCAGCAACCGGCTGGACGAACAGACCGCCAAAGCGCAAGCCGCCATCACCGTCCTGGCATCAGAGCGCGACGCCATGAACCGCACCAGCCGACGCCTGAAGGAATTGGAATCCAAGCGCGACGACCTGAATGACGCCCTGCAGGCAGAGCGCACAGCCCGGGAGCAACTGGAGGCCAGCAATGAACAATACAAAATATGGGCTGATAGCCGCTTGCCTGATGCTGCTATCAGCATGCTCAGCGACAGCCCCCTCTATCCGCACAACCGAGATTATCCCATGCACCAACGCCAAAGCGCTGACGACACCAGTGTCGCACCCAGCCAGAACGGGCCTGACCCACAACCGACACTTGATGAATCTGATCGATAAGTACGCCGCGAGCCTGACGGCAGCGAACGACCGGATGGCAGCCATTGATGACGAGTTAGACGATTGCCAAGCGCGCAGCGGAGGGATCGCGCCTTAAAGAATCCGCCGCAGCCGAGATGTCTAGGCAGCTCCATCTGGCAGAACACGCCAGAAAATTATTGCCGGGCATGCGAAGGCCGCCCGCCCCACGCTACGGGGCCCCTATTGATTGGAGCAACGCATGAGCAAGTGGCACGACCGCATCACCGGAGAGGGACACGAAGCGCCGGACCAGATCCTGGCCAACCCCCTCAACTTTCGCCAGCACCCCGAGAACCAGAAGCAAGCCCTGCGCGGAGTGCTGAACGAAATCGGCTGGATTCAGCGCATCATCATCAACACCACCACCGGGCACCTGATCGACGGCCACCTGCGTGTGGAATTGGCGATGGACGACGGCGAACCGGAAGTGCCCGTTATTTATGTGGAGCTTACTGAGCAGGAGGAACGCGTCGCCCTGGCCAGCATCGACCCGATCGGCGCCCTTGCCCAACAGGACCAGGAAGCCATGGACCGCCTGCTGGACGAGATTGTGGATGTTGAAGACGACGGCCTGTCCGCCTTTCTGGAATCCCTGCACACCCCGCCCGACGACAACGAACCGGAAACCGAGGGCCTGACCGACGAAGACGACGCCCCCGACCTGGGCATCGAAACCGTCAGCCAGCCGGGCGACGTCTGGATTATGGGCAACCACCGGGCCATGTGTGGCGACAGCACGATCGCCGACGACGTAGAGACCCTGAGCGCCGGGCCCATCGATATGGTCTGGACCGACCCGCCGTACAACGTCGCCTACGAGGGCGGAACCGGCCTGACCATCGGCAACGACGAAATGGATGACGGCAAGTTTCGGGAATTCCTGCGCGACCTGTTCACCAGCGCCTACCTGGTCACCAGAGAAGGCGGCCCGATTTACATAGCGCATGCCGACAGCGAGGGCGTGAACTTTCGCAGCGCGCTGACAGAATCCGGCTTCCTGCTTAAGCAATGCGTTATCTGGGTAAAAAACAGCATGGTGCTGGGCCGCCAGGACTACCAATGGCAACACGAGCCGATCCTGTATGGATGGAAGCCGGGAGCGGCCCACAAGTGGTATGGCGAATTCAACAAGAAAACCGTCATAAGCGACCTGCCCAACATCAAAGAGATGGACAAAAGCGAGCTGGTCAACCAGGTGCGAGCCCTGATGAACGCCATGAACACCAGCGCCCTGCACTTCGATAAGCCCAGCCGCAGCGCCACGCACCCAACCATGAAGCCCGTCGAATTGGTGGCTCACATGGTGAAGAACAGCAGCCGCAAGACCGACAAGGTTCTGGACCTATGCGCGGGCAGCGGAACCACCGTCATCGCCTGCGAGAAGTACGGCCGCCACGCCCGGGCCATGGAATACGACCCGAAGTACACCGACGTACTGGTCAAGCGCTGGCAGGAATACACCGGGCAGACCGCCATCCATGAGGCGACCGGGCAGCCCTTTAATGACACCACGCCCCTGGCGGCGGGGAATGACGAACAGATTCCCCTAGCGAACGCATAAGCAGGAGAACGGGCATGGCCAACAAGACCAGCCAGAGAACCATCGAGGCAAGGGAACGCCGGACCAAAGCCGTCGCCCTGCGCAAGATGGGATGGAGCTACGGCCGCATATCCGTCCAATTGGGCATGACCAAAAGCAGCGTTCACAAAGCCGTAACCAAAGCCCTGACCGATGCCCAGGAGCATCTGAACGGGGAGGCGGACATTCTGCGCACCCAGGAGCTGGACCGCCTGGACGACCTGCAGTCGTTCTTCTGGGCGGACGCCAGCAAGGGCAACCCAAAGGCCAACGCCCAAATCCTGAAGGTCATGGAGCGCCGCGCCAAGCTGCTGGGCCTGGATGCACCCGCCAAAATAGCCCAGACCGACGGCAAGGGCGATGACACCGAAAGCGGCGTGTTTGTGGTACCGGCACCGGCGGGCAGCGTCGCTGAATGGATGGACCAGGTGAGCGCGTACCAGGCCACCAAAGCCGAAGAATGAGAACCCCCGCCGCCGACACCCGCGTCGTCTGGTCACCACAAGACGGGCCCCAGACCCTGCTGCTGACCTGCCCGATCGAGGACATCATGTACGGCGGCGCCCGGGGCGGCGGCAAGACCGACGGCTTCCTGGGAAAATGGGCGAGCCGCTGGAAGCAGCACGGCGGCAACATGCGCGGCATATTCGTCCGCCGGACATACGACGAGTTGGACGAAGTGATCGCCCGCAGCATGGAGATATACCCGGCCCTGGGCGCGGAATATATGGCCGGCAAGCGTACCTGGTATTTCCCAGACGGCGCCCGGCTGAAAATGCGGAGCCTGCAGCGCGACCTGGACGCCTCCAAGTTCCAGGGCCACAGCTATACCGATATCTACGTCGACGAGGCCGGGAACTTCCCCAGCCCGGCGCCCCTGGACAAGCTGCGCGCCACCCTACGGAACACCGTGGGCATTCCCCCGAGTTTCAACCAGTCGGCCAACCCCGGCGGCCCAGGGCACGAATGGCTGAAGAAACGCTACGTCGATCCAGCGCCCAAGGGCCTGAGCCTGATAGACACCGACGAGGGCGGCCAGCGGATATACATCCCCAGCCGCCTGAGCGACAACCGGCTGCTCTCGGTCAACGACCCCAACTACCAGAAGCGCCTGCGCCAATCCGGCCCGGCATGGCTGGTACAGGCGTGGCTGAACGGCGACTGGAACGCAACACCAGAGGGCGGCTTGGTTAGGGCCTCATGGTTCGAGCGCTACAGCGCCCCGCTGGCCCATTACCGCCGCATCATCCAGTCCTGGGACACCGGCATCAAAGACGGCGATGCCAACGACCCGAGCGTCTGCACCACCTGGGGCGAACACGCCACCGGGTACCACCTGCTGCACGTTT